CCCATAATAATTATTTTATGAGTATGTAACAAAAAGTTTAAGCATCAACTGCAAACAATTTATCCGTCAAAGAATGTTGATAGATAATTGGTAATTTTGCTGAATGCTTACTTAAAAATTCAATGTAATCTTCCGATTCTATTCTAGTTATGCCATAACGGTTATACATAAACATGTCAAATTCGCAATCTTCAATGTAAAATTTGTCTTCTGTGTATACCTTATATTCCTCTGTTACTTCAATATTTGAAGCCAAGGGGCATAAAGATCTGATTACTTTGGTCATTTCAACGTAGAACCAATTGGTTTGAATATTTCCATACCCCAACCATTGTGACCATAGTAATTGCTGTTGTGCCTTTTGAACTGAAAAAGTTTTGTACACTGTTTTTGGTTCAGTAAAACTTTTCAACTTTAAAATGAAACTTGGTAATCTCGTCCAGTACCATTTATTTGCACTGTTAGAATACAACCACGTACCTTTAAGAAAGGTGGTGTCTAACCTAGTAGAAACTTTAGTCTTAGCAACTAATCCTAAATCGTTGTATGTAGCACTTCCTTCGAGAACAGCCTTGGTAGCCATAATCGTAGTGTACGAATTGGCGACGGAAGTTCCAGGTTCTCCAGACATTCTAGATGGAGATGTTTTCCATTCGTCTGGCATTTGAATTTTCTCGCCTGATTTCTTGTGTTGCCAATTTAGCTTTTCAGCGTACATATTTTCATATGCTTCCGCTTGGTCAACACATCCCATTTTCCTTAGTAATTCTGGGAATAAATCTAGGCCTCCACCTCTTACCTGAGTACTATCATAGGCGGTAAAATCTACTTCTACAAATTTTCCTAAATCCCTATCTATTATCATAGTATCATCACCTAAAACAAGCACAAACTTTCCACGAGTTGAAAGCATTGCTATATTAACAAATTTATTCATGTCTACATCACTAAACTTTGAGGCATAGTGGAAACATGCAATATCTGAAATTGTAAAGGTGGGCGTTGGAGGAAACAGAGAGGCTACCATCGCCTTAGAGAATTGGGCAAGGAAATCACCTAACAAATAAAGGTATTTAGTACTTACATTAAATATAAGTCTACCATACCCCTTTGAAGATTTTTTAAGTAATTCCTTCATTTTCAAAAAGACCTTAGTATCAGTGTCTATTTTGTCGCCATTCTCCCCTGCTTCAAGATGTCTTTTGACTTGTGACTTTTGATGAGCGGTTAGTTCTGAAAACCAAGCTTCAAAGTCAGGAACAAAGTCAAAAGGAAATATCTGAATTTCGTCAATAATCTTT